GAACCGGTAAGAGCAGCACTAAGGCCACCAATAAGCTGAGGTAAGCCAATAGCGTAAGCTCCACGCCAAGGAATGAACTTAAACTCGACATACCACTCCAGTTTTTCGAATTTCTCATCGTTGCATTCCCAGTTGCGATACAGAGCAATAACTTTGCTTGTAGTCTCATCAATTGTCATGATGTATGGGGCACGACGACCTTCAGTTTCAGGATCGTCGTCTAACCGCATAAAGCATGTTATCTCATAAACACGGCGAAGTCCGTCAATGTTCTTAGACGGCTCTTCTTTACCTTCAATTTTGTTATTTGCTTTTTGTGAACTTGTCTGATCATTTAAAGGCGCGTCAGACGAATAAACCGTATCTATGTCAATGTAGATACCTTGTTCAACACGTTGTAAAAACGTATCTTCTGTAATGTCTTGTACTTCAGTTACACGTGGTGAAGTATAAAAATTGGTTGAGGCGTACGGTAACAGGATGTTGTCAATCGCAACCCATTCGCAAGTAGGTCTTGCTTGTTCACTGTCGTAACGCCATTTTAAAAACTGTGAGCCACCAAGGGGTAGTTGTGTTAACAACTGTTCCATCTCGTCGCGGTACTCTGGAATTTGTTCTGACAGCTGCCAGTTAAGGAAAGATACCTTACGATCTGCTGTCTCTTCTTTTATGCGATCTGCATTACCCTTAATGTTTGACTTAACAACGCCCTCAGGTGGCAGTAATTCTTTTGATGACGAGGCAGCAAAGTCAACACAGGCCTCAGCCATGACGGGATGCACAACCTTAGAGGCACCATCAAACGTAGCGCCGCCAGGGGCGTCTTTACCTAAGCCAGTGCGTTTGAGTCCTTCTTCGTATTGCTTGTCGCGTTGCTTACGTGACTCTTGGTCAACATCAATAAGGTCTAAATACTCATTAGCAAGAGATTGTAAAAGACTATCATCAAACTCTTCAGCTAAGTTAGAATAAAACTCTGGTGCTTCTTGTGGGCTTTTTGTTGGTATGAAGTTAACGACAACGGAACCGTCTTCCATTTCAATAACTTCTTCTTCCACTTCATCTGATTCAAGACCTAATGCGTCTTCGTAATACTCCATATCAGCGTCTTGCGCTTTTGTTTTTTCAATATCCTCGTCCGTGTCTAAAGACGGAAGATATGATCCTGATTGAAGTGGTATTTGGGGATTGGCCATTATTTTGAATTTTCGTGGGGGATTTTTAAATTATTCATCCTAATTACAATAATGCAAATAAAGGGCATAATCCGCCCTCATTGTGCATAAGGATTAGAAAATCGTTTGTTAGAGTCGTCGTCAGCGTAATCATAGTCCCTTGCAGGCAAAGGATCAAGCTGAAGCCAACCCGAATCCCTAAGTACCCGTAAAGCCTGGGATAGGGAGTCCACGTAGTCATCATGGCCCCCAGCTTCAGGAAACGAACATACCTGACGCAGGAAACGTTTTGCCCATGTGGCGTAGTCTCCCTTTTGTTCGGTATCCTCTGGTATGAATACTTTGCCCTTAGACACAAGGGGTGCCACAATGTTAAGCCGCTGTACCTTGTCTGCTCTTCCAGGGTTATAGCCACGGACAGGAACGCCGGCTCGTTGTAGTTCTTGGATTAAACTGATACCGGCTGACTTGTCTTCCATTAAGATTTGGTCTGCCTTACGGCCCTTACCAAACTCGTTATCTGACCCGTAGACAACTTCCTTAAAGTCGCTGATAACCTTACGACGCAGCTCGGGGTATGACAGATGCTCGTCCCATGAGTCTAGGAGAATGACTGACGTGCCAGCGTCTTCTCTTTCAAATATTCCCCACACTGTGCAAGCTGTCGGGTCGTTCATTGTTTTTTCGCTAGTAGCTGGGTCGTATGATGCGATCACGTACTCAAGCGTTGGCGTTGGCTTATTGGCGGGCCACATCTTAAACTGCTTACGCTTGATGATACCAGTGGCCTCTGGGTCAAGGATCTCGCCGTAAATTTCTTGGCGGCCCATGTCGGTGCCATCGTACGTCTCAAGCTGCTTAAAAAACGTTTCGGATAAGTTGGCTCGGTTGTCATATGAGCTGGCGTTAACCATGTACACGTCACCACCAATCTTACCCTCAGCTAAGTCTACAATTAATTCTTTTGGCTTTGGTGTGGTGGTAATAATCTGCTGCACTCGAGAGATCCTGGGATCCTTGAGTCGGAGCGTAAACTGTACTCCGTCGTAGGCTTCATCGAGGTAATCAAACGCACACAACTCGTCGAACCAAGCGCCATGGTATTGCTTACCGCGATACCGTTCAGGTTCAGAGGCGGGAATGCCTTGAATGATAGAGCCGTTGGTAAGGGTGATCTCGAATAGAGACTTGTTGTAGTCGCGGACAAGTGACTTGGGAATGATATTGATAAGCCCTGAGTCTCCCTCAAAGCAAGTTGCGCGTATATCGTTGGAGGTTGGGGCTGTGACCAGCCATCTTGTATTGTCATACAGCCAAGCGCGAATACCAATCCAATGACTGGCAGTGTGCGTCTTACCTGATCCACGACCAGCGAGCATAAGGAATGTATCATACTCATTGTCGTCTGGTTCTTTCTGGTGGGGTAATGCCTGTAGCGACCACCTGACCTGCCACATAAGGGCCTCAAGCTGCTGGTTAGGCCAGTGCTTACGCGCATCTGCAAATTTCTTTAATGTAAGTTCTTGTTTGGGTGTTAGAGACATGATATAAAACCTTCTCCTACGAGAATCGTGTTGTCTTCTCCAGTGGTTTCTATATAAACACAAGACTGGGGCTGAATGGGGTCTATGCTGCAGACGTACCGTCTACTCTGATGCACCTTTATCGGCGGCGAGTTCTGGTTTTCTATCAGCTTGATGCGTGATTTAAAAAATAACGTGTAGTGCTTAAACGTGTTCTCAAAATTTTGCGTGGTCTTTATGCCAAGAGACTCAACTAAGAACTGAATCTGAGAAATTAAGTTTAACTGCTTAGAGGAAAACTGAAAACTGTCTTTCTTTTGTGAGTAGACCCTACTTTTAGTACAAAAAATTCCTCTGAGCAGCTCAATTCGTTGTTCAGGCGAGCCTAGTAGGTAGTTGTTTGATATTTTAGTGGGTATGTTGGGCACAAGCTGCGACTCAATGCTTGGGATAACGCTAAAATCCCTAGATCCTGTCTTTTGTTTCCTGCCAAATTTTGTTTTGTAGCCAAAGTCTTTGAACTGCTGATCAACATAGTCCTGCATCCCACGTGCTGCAGACAGTTTGCCGTTGGATTTTCTGGCAAAAAACCAGAATCCCATGATGAACGGCGGGATTGGTAGTAGCTGGTGGGGTAGTTCCAGGGGTTGGGTAGTTGGAACGGAGTAGACGAGGCGGTTTCTTTTGCTTTTAAGCGGTAAAGAAAGTAAATCTTGGATACTAGTAGGCTTTAGTGGGCGCCTAAATCGTTTAACTCCCTTGTAAGAGTTAAGCCTGTTGCGATACTTCTGGTTTTCCAATGGAAGTTTAAGCGCACCATCGCCTTGGACGGTAAGCCAATCACTAAATGTAACCTTGTAGCACTCGGTTGCCTGATAGTTTTGGACTAACTTGACACGAACAATCTTGCCGTTCCTATCAAAGACATAGTCACCCTCAACCAAGTTACCCGCACGCTTCCAGTAATCAAGCGTTAGTACTTTTTCTGTTGCTAATATCGCCATAAAAATTATTTAGGACCCAGCGGTCCAGCCAACGCCCTAGCGGCGCCCTTATGTTTGATTGTATTGAATACGGCAGCTTTTGTATTTCCAAGGCATCCGAAGACACCTTTAAACGAAACTGGATGTATTTAGCCGTCTCGTTGTTTAAAATCTCTGCCGGTACGTTTACCACCTCAAAATTGTTAAGGTCACACACTAATACCTGGAATCCCTTGAACTCACCAACGGAACTTTCCAATGCACCTTTGATTTGGTAGACATAGTCATTCATACTTACATTAATGCAAACAATAGTTGTTTTCCTTCCAATAATAAAAATAAATGCCAAAGTGCACGGGTTGCGAGGCTTAATTACTCTACTCCAGTACTTAATAATATTTT